AAAATTTCTATTACTATACCACTTATAAAATGCCTTGTCCGTAAACAATTCTGCTATCTCACTTGGTGGTACTTGCTCTGACTTTATACATGTTTCTAATGATTCATACTCGTAGGTATCTACCTTTCGAGTCATTTTTTTATCTTTATTTGCCTCTGCCAATGTTCTAACTAGCCTTTGCTGTTTAACAATTGTCATCTGGTGGTCCCTTGTCATTGTCATTCACATTGGTATTATCTAAATTCTTTAATATAAACCATAATACTAAAACTGACACAGGTACACCAATAAAAAACAATCCTATCATTAAAACTTTCTAACAATATGCCTTCTTAATGCTCTAGTTAATTCTTCCATTTTATCTATAATGGCAATTAAACTAGGGTCTGTAATATAATTCTTTTGTTCTTTTAATTTATCGTATTCTTTTACCGATATCTGCACCATTGGACTTGGTGGTTGATGTTCGTTTTCCATTGTAGCGTCAAGCGCTCTTTGTTTTTCTTCACTATCTGTCATAAAAACCTTTGGTTAACCTAAAATGAAAACAGGGGCTTTATGGGCCCCTGTTTCCTAATTTTTAAATTATGCTGAGTAAGCTACTTGCTTACCAAATACAGCGTTCATACCGTTAATCAAAATTGCTTTTGATGGTGTACCAACTCTGTATGAAACACCAGCAGTTGACCTATTTTCATAAATCATCATGCCTTCGTTTCTTAATTTACCAACCATTGCAGCTGGTGATTTAAGGTCAAAAGTGTTTCTTAGCGTTTTCCAAGTTACATCTTTACCTGTTGCGAAAAGGTTTCTTACCTTTGTCGTTTTAGAAGTTTTAGCTCTAGCCATATCTTCATCTCCTTTTGTGTTAAATAAAAATTTAAACATAATTGTTTAAACTCCTTTCTTGTTTAAAGTTTAAAGTGCTTCCACTATTGCTAGACAAAGCGTATTGTAATAGTTTGACTAGCGAATTCATTTTTTATCTTCCGGGTCAAAGTCAGGTGTAAACTGTATATCAGCCATATCTGATAAATCTCTAACTTCGTCCTCTACATCTTTCGACAATGGTTTATGAGGTTTGTGTTTTATATCTAACACTTTTGAATAATCTAATCTAGCAGATTTATTATTACCTCTTGTGTTTAAAGTTACCATTGCGTCTGTTAATTGTTGTGCTGGGTGTTTCTTATTAAAGTCTCTGTAAACTAGACCTCTAATTGCGTCTATAACTAGAGCAAGGTCAGCTGTAAAAGTCATTGTATTAGTTCTTATTCCCATATTCACAAATTTATCTAATAATTGATATGCAATATCATCAACATTTCCTTCAACAAATTCTTTAGTCTGGTCTTCAACTAGTTTTTCGTGTTGTTTCGGGTCAACTGGATGTTTGACTCTTTCTTTGTCTTTAATCCTGTTGGCTGGAAATAGTATGACATTATCTTTATCATTCACCAATTAACTCTCCCTTAAAATTTACTTTACCTTTATCGGCAAAATGTTCTATTAACTGATTATAACCACCAATTAACTCACCATCTATTTTGATTTGAGGCATAGTTCTAACATTCTTACCTATGTCTTCAATGAGTTTACTAGGGTCTGAACCAAAGTCTTTCTCTAAAGATTTTTCTTCGTATTCAAGGCCAAGATTCTTTAATAAACTTTTGGCCTTGTTACAAAAGACACAATTGTTTTTACTATAAACTGTTATTGTCATCTTTCTCGTCTTTCTTTAGATTGTCCCATGCTTTTTTACTTTCACCATTTAGGTTATAAGCGTCAACAGCTTGTTCAACTGTGTAGTTGTACATTTTGTTAAACTTACCTAAAGGCAATCTCATGCCAATCCAAGTTCTATAATAACCATTCTTTGTCATAGTTACATCTTGTGCAAATATCTCATAACCTCTTACAGGTGTATCAGTTATTACATTCACAATTGCTGTCTCTACTTCGGTCACTACAGTTTTAGTTTCTGTTTTACCAAGTTCTTTAATGAATTGTTTTGATTCTTTATTCATTTGACCCTTGATAATATCTGCCAATTCAGACTTCGCCATCATTTTAGCTTTCTCAATTGACAACTGTAAATCAGGAGAAACTGCTGTTGCAACACCATAGATACATTGCTTATCATTATCATCACTTGTTAACCATGAGGTATCACAAGCTTTCGATTCATTGATATCTGCCATGTACCATGCCGGTACTTTGTCAACAGTATTACCTTTCTCTGATTTAATCTTATAGGTACTATTCATACTAGAACAAGCACTCAAGCCTGCAATAGCCATAATCATACCAATTTTCATCACTTTATTTTTCATCATATTTTACTTTCCCTTACATTATATACTAACTCTTGTAAAAAGGCAAGCGTGGATTGTACATAACCAATTGCTTGGTCACTAGATACATCATACGCTATAACTAAAACAAGAGCGACTATGATTAAATTTCTAATCATTATCTCACCTCCCATTCACCATTTACATCTAAACATACTTTTCCTGGTGTTTTAAAAGCATGTCCTGACCGACTATACTGTCGGCAGTATTCAGGTGTATTGACATCATGGTAGTAAAACTGAGCAAATAACTCCCAATAACCTGGGGTATCTGGCGCTTTTCTACCGTCAGCACACTCTAAAATTTCTCTTTTTGTAATTGTATCGCCTTCTTGTATTATTTCTACTTTAACAAAACAATATTGGCCGTCAACTTTATCTGGTGATATAGATTTTATTTTACTATGTAATACTTTTTCGCCTGCAACTGCTAAGCCTGAAATAATCATAAAGATTATCAGTATAAATGTCCATGTCAAATATCTTTTCATATTATATCTCGGGTCAAACATATTTCTTCAATTCTTTAATACTTTGTTTTGTATTATATATGTCTTCTTCTAATTTGTCAATGGTGGATTGATTATTGGTTATTTCAATCTCCTGTTGATTTTCTTTAACTTCGTTCCCTAATTGTTCTATTCTATCGTTATATCTATTCATCTTTTTTCTATCCATCTTCCGTCTGGTAGTTGACAAGCAGTACCAAATACCACTTCTCTATTAACACCACCAATACCAATCAATGGCCAGCTACTTGTAATGTCTATGGTAGCGTCATATTCTTTACACTTGAAAGGTCCTTGCGTATATGACCTTGTAACATGTATAATACCTGAATTACCTGTCTTCTTATTATACCAATTTGTATAACTTGAACCTGAATCACCTGTATTCAAATGGTCAACAAATACTGCGTTGTGTACATCATAATCTGAATTGTACATTAATTCTGCACCTGCAAAAGCACCAATTACGGCACATGCACCTACGGCATAAGGGTCTGAAATTCCATTCTGTACACAAACTGCCGTTGTTGTTGTACCACCTAGACCTGCACCTAAATGACTTCTATTTAAACTGCAATTGGTCAGGAACACCAATGATAGTCCTAATAATAGTACCGATTGGATTGATTTCATATTTACCTTCTTCATTCTTTTTCATTGATGAGCACGCTGTCATGGACAATGCCAGAATAATCACCATAGTTATTTTTTTCATAAGTCCCTTTATCATTTGCTACTAACAAACAATCAGCCTGTATAGTCTCAATTAAATTTTGTACTCTTAAATCTCTATCATCTGATTTAGGGGTCTGATATTTCAAGACCCTTAAATCGTCTGCTATCTTTTTGATAGAGTCAATCTTATCGCAAAATGCACTAATTTTGTGATTCATTTTTATTTCCATTAAGCATTGTAAACGGCCATTTAGTTTTCATGTCAGCCCAACTCTTTGCTTGATACTCTTTAGTTTTGTCAACTTCATTACCTATAAACTTAACAAGTTTACCTGGTACTTCAGCTACATTAGAAACAAACTCTTGTGGAGTAATTGTTTTATCCTCTGCTTTGGCAACACCAGTTATCATAATGAAAGCTGCTATTGCTAATATTCCTACTATTTTTTCCATAGTTGTCATACTTTTCTCCCTGCTGTTTTAAGGTCACTTTTGTTTACCACCATATAAGGACCTTTGTTATATGCCGGCACGATAGTAAAGTTTTTACTTGCTTCTATCTTCCAAGAATTGTCAGGTTTTGTACCACCCACACCAATTTTATTTGACAATGGTATTGCATTAGTAGGTTGTTTGATAACATTGTCATCTTCTTTAATCATTCTACTTACAATATCAATGGCATGTCTACCATCTTTTGTCAATTTAATACGACCTTTATCATCTACATTAAAACCCATTTTTTCAAGATACTTGATATGCTTCTGTAGAGCCTCAAGGTATGCTTTTGGTGGTTTTCTATTTCGTAACCTACGAATAGCACCACTAGAATTGTTTGTATAGATTATTGCCATGTTATCTTACACTCGCTTTTTCTGATTTATCAATTTCTGATTCTGCCAAATGTTCGGCATATGTTTTACCGAAACCAACTTGGTAACATGCGTCAATTGGACTGTCACTTGACCACATTGCTAACAAATTAGAGAAGTTAATATCAATGCCGTCATAATAAGACGGATTGGTTTTTTTCAGTTCTATATGGTCTTTACAGAATTGAATACGATTGTCGTATATCTCTTTTTTGTTTTTAGTGTCTTTAGTTTTTGCAACTTCAAACTCAATAAATAAGTTTTCTTTTGAATAAAACGCCATAATATATGTCCTTTTGTTAGTTATTAGTCTTTATCCTACCACACTTTGTTAGAAATGGCAAGCCCTTAAAAAGCGTGTATTTACTCGCTTTTGTCTCCAGAAAAGTCTCTAGGAGACGCCTGGAGAGACGAATCGATAGTCTTTGATACTACCGTACCCCCCTCTGGAGACGATTTAAAGTCATAATCGCCAACTCCCATATCCTTTTGACACTCTTCATCAACCCACTTTTCAAACTCTTTGACCTTGTTTTCGTGATAAGCAATTGCCTCTTCACATTGTTTCATAGCCATGTCCACATCTGTTTTCATTAGATTGCGAATCTTCTTTAGGTCATCAATATGGTTCAATACTTCAATCATTTTACACTCCTTTTGTGACTTTCTTGATTGTTAACAAAAACTCTAATTAATCTGGATAAATCCACTTCTTCTACTTTGAGAGATTTTGGATTTGTAAATCTAACTTTACTATCATTCACTCTCAACATTGCACCACCCCAGCTATCCATAACAACTGCGTCATCTGTATTCTTACGCCAATCGTGTGATGAATAACCTAATACATCTTTAGTCATTATTTGTCCTCACTTGACATTAATAAAACGATATAGTGTATCGCTTTTAATAGGTCTTTTCTGTTACGACCTGCTTTCTTACCATATCTGCAAAGATACTTAATGGCATTTGCTTGGCAAAAATCTTTGTCAATATTCAAGTGTCTTAACATATCTTGCACCTGAAAACCGTCTTTTGTGGTACTATAGTGTTCACCATAAGTACCTTTTATGTAATCGCTTATTTCTTTTACTATTTTATCTTCATTATATTTCATATTATATTCCTAACGCTTTTATAACATCTTCCTCTGATAATGGCAACCTTTTTCCAGATTGTAACCAATCTACCATTTGTTCAAAGTTAAATGCTTCATCTGTTTTGTTTTCTTTCTCTAAAACTTTTTGTGCTACCTTAAAAAACTTTAAGATATTCATATCATTACCAACACCATCTGGTTTGCTTTGATATTTACCTGGTCTTTGATTTGACATGTTTACTCCTACTCGTAAATTCTGGTAGATGGTTTAGATTCGCATATCTACCGTTTTTATCTATTGCATATGCCAATGTGGCAGTATGTTCATTAATTGTTTTTGCAAACAAACTCTTAGCTTCTTCATAAGTCTTAACTATGGTCTTGGTACTTCTATCAAGTGACCTCCACTCTAATATAGAGTATTCTACGGCGTTATCAATCACGCCTTGTTCCCATTCATTAGGTTTATTGTCTTGCATAATCATAAGCTGCTTCTTCGGCTTCATCATCATTTGATACAAACTCTTGTGATTGTAGATAATCGCCTTCATCTTCTCTGTCATCAAAATAAACTTCGTAAAGATTGTCGCCATTAGCGCCGTCTTCTAATTTTCTCCAATAACCAATCTTTTTATCATTTTCATCAAAGATATCATTATCTTTATCTATTACTTCCACCATTCGTTCTCCTGTTCTATTGCAACATCAACATCTGATTTTTCTTTTTCAGTTAAGTTATCTTTAATCTCATTGAAATAACACCAATGTGTACCAGTATCACCTGTATATGTGATTGCACCAGTATATCCTAAACTAGTATCATATGTTTTAGCATTTAAACTAGAATCTAGTTCAGCTGCAATATCAGTTTTTTCAGTAGCAATACCGATATTAATTATCTCACCACTTCTACCGTGGTTTGCTGTGATTGTATCACCTATGTTTATTATCATTAGTGTATCTCCTTAAATAAGTGTTCTTTATCGTAATCAAGACCTAGATTATAACAAATAAAACCAGCGTCTTCTTCGTTCTCTAAATTCTCACTTTGTAAAATCCATTTGATTGCTTGTTTTCTATCAACAGCGCCTATTTCAATGTTTAAAGCAACTCTTTTTTCAAACTTTTCAAACGCTTCTTGTTTATATTTTTTTTCTCTTTCAAATTCTTCATCAGCCCAATTAGAATAGAATTTCATCTGTTCTTTAAACTTCTCATCTGTCCAAGATTTTGAGTCTGCTAATACGGTTCTTGCATATGATTTAGTGGTAGCCTGTGATACAGTTTCATACAAAGTACATTCATCCATGTATCTCTCAAACTGTACAATAGTTCTCACATCATAAT